CCGCGCTAAGCGGTTCTTCGTTAACGGGTCGCTCGCACATACTCACCGGCTCGCTCCGAGTATAATCGTATTGTCAAATGATTAGCAACCGACACGCTTATGGCGTGTCGTTAAACGAATTACAAACCTGTGATATTGTGAACCTTATGGAACCAATCATCGGGCACAGATCATTCTCATCCTTTACCTCCTGGATGAAATGCGGCAAAGCCTGGCAACTAGAACGCCAGCTACAAGCACCACAAATACCTGCGTGGTATTTCATCGGAGGCTCAGCCTTCCACGCGGCAGTAGAACAGTTTCTAAAAGAACAATATGAAACCGATTGACGAACTTGTACCTGATGAATCAAAACCAAAATTTGATTTAAGAGGATTACCAACACACGTTTGCATATGTGGTTGTAAAGTTTGGAATCTTAAAGTAATGTTTGAAGACAACGCAATATCAATGTACTTCCTTGATATGTTTTGTTCCGCTTGTGGTAGCCCAGCTACCGCACCAACAGCAGAGGAATTAGATTGTGAGTAAAGATTTAGCAATCAAGTATTGGACTACCCATTTCCAAACTATGATTGATGAAAAAGCAGCAGCCACAGACACTATCCCTTCTGCTTGGCGTGCTGGCGGTCGCGCCACCAAAGCGTATCCGGAAAAAGAAAACGATATTTGGTGGCAAGACAATGGACCAGGAATGGTTGATAATTTTATTCAATGGTGGAAAAATAATAAATGGTCAGTGTGGAATCACAACGGTGTTCTACAAGTTGAACCAGAATACAATGTGATGTTTGGTGACATACTTGTAAAATCTTTTATTGATCTTGTAGCTGTAACACCTGAAGGTGACATTGTTATTGTTGATTATAAGTCTGGTGTTTATATGCCTGACACAAATATGCAACTAGGTTTATATGCTTGTGCTGTCCAAAGTGTAACCGGTGTTAGACCAACAAAAGGTTACTTCTATAACGCCCGTCAGGGAATTATGGAAGACGGAGGGGACTTGTCGCGTTGGACAGTGCAACTATTTACGGAACTGTTTGCACAGTTTGAGAAAGGGATTCAGGCAGAAATTTTTTTGCCAAATCTTGGTATGATGTGCAAGTCTTGTTCTGTTAAAGATTACTGCCACGCTTACGGCGGGGAGTTGGCAGTAAAGCTAGACCCACTTGCCACTCTATAGAGAAGGAAAAGAATGAGCGCAGAAACACCAGGGGTGAAGACACAGCTTAACTTTAAAACCTCACAAGGTACATTAGTTAATATTTATCTTTACTCTTATGATGAAGAAGAAATCAAAGGTGCACTGACAGCGATTGCTAATGTGACACCTGAGATTAACGCAGTGGAAACACTGTACAATGCACAAGGCACATTACGTGCATCTCTTGGTGCAACACCTGTTGAACAACCACGTACACAATCAGCACCTGCTGATGGTGCTAAGGCGTGTAAACACGGTGAGATGAAACTTCGCACCGGCTCATCTGCTAAAGGACCTTGGAAGGGCTATTTCTGTCCTTCACCTAAAGGTACAGCAGATCAATGTGAACCACAGTTCATCAGATAAAACAAAACTAAATACAGGATACCTTACTAGTTAGGAGCAGTTGTGTTAACCATTAAGCAAGCCGCCGTTCGGCATCTTGATGAACCACAACTGCTACCTGACTTATTTCCTTCATTAAAAAAAGAAGGCATCAGGTTTAGACGCGGTCAGGTAACAATGATTGCTGGTCAACCAAACTCAGGTAAATCTTTGCTTGCACTTTTTTATGGCATCAAAGCCAATGTTCCAACACTTTACATTTCAGCAGACACCGATGCCTATACCACATCTATTAGGGCTGCCGCAGTTATCACAGGTCATCAAGCAAACACCATTGAAGAATCATTTAAAAACGATGGTCAACAATTTTACACTAAAGAACTATCATCATTAAAACATATGGAATTTTCTTTTGACCCATCACCAACATTGGATGATGTTGATCTTATGGTTAAAGCGTATGGTGAAAAGTATGGTGAGTGGCCTCACCTAATTATTATTGACAACCTTATGAACGTTAGTGCTTTGCACGACAACGAGTGGACTGGTATGCGTGACATTATGAAAGCCTGCCATCACATTGCTCGCGAAACTGATTCAGCAATATTTATTTTACATCACACATCTGAAGCTGAAGGTGAACCAACAAGGCCACCATCAAGGCGTGCCATTCAGGGTAAAGTTTCACAACTACCTGAAATGATTTTGACTGTTGCAATGGAACCAGAGTACTCAGAGTTTCGTATTGCTTGTGTTAAGAACAGGTTTGCTAAACATTCTGCGATGGGTGATAAGTGGGTTGCGTTAAAAGTTGATGCTAGTCGTATGAGTTTGAAAGATGAAGACCTTATGCAACAGGCTTTAAGATTTCAAGGAGTGAGAATAGATGGGTAAAGGTAAAGGTTTAAAACCAACACCGGTTAAAGCAAACATTAATGATAGACCTAATGGTAAAGCAAGGAAACAGAAACCTAGGAAACAACGTAAAACAGGTCGCACCGTTGGTGGATATTCTCCTGCAAAGTTAGCGGAACGTGCTAAGAAACGAGCAGGCAATGTCGGCAAAGAATAAAGCTAAAGGTTCAAAGTTTGAAACAGATGTAATGAAATGGTTACGTTCCAAAGGATACACAGCTGAACGTTTACGCCAAGCAGGAGCAAAAGATGAAGGCGATCTTGTTGTTTATGTTGCAGGCACACCGTATTTGTTTGAATGCAAGGCAACAAAGAAGTTTGATTTGCCCCAGTTTTGGCGTGAGTTACAGGTGGAAGTTTTGAATTATGCTGAGGCTAGGAATATAACTGTTGGTCCTATTGGTTACGTTGTTGTTAAGAGACGCAACGGTGGTATTGATGATGCTTGGGTTATCCAATCATTAGACCAATGGAGCAAACAATATAAACCATAACAAACACGATCTTGAAGCTGTAGTTAAACACTACGGTGGAAAGATAAGAACTAGCACAGGGTGGCAAGCCACCAAGTGTGTGATACATCCTGATGCACACGCATCAGCAACCGTGAACATACGGGAACAACTTTACAGTTGTTTTGTGTGTGACCTTTACGGTGATGTGTACGAACTGATTAAGAAAAAGGAAGGGATAGAGTTCAAAGATGCTGTCGCTAGAGCAGAAAGTATTACTAACGGAAACCGCAGCACGGTACTACGAGGCACTAAACGCAGAGACAGCCTCTTACCTCAAATCAAGGGGAATAAGCAAAGAAGTGGCCGCTACATTCCTGCTAGGTACAGTGATTGATCCTGCACCTGGGCACGAACACGCAGTTAATGCTTTAAGTATTCCGTATCTTACTAAAGCTGGTGTTGTTGGTATTAAGTTTCGTAAGACTGATGGTGGTCAACCTAAATACATTTGGCCAACAGGTCAAAAGATTGGGATGTTCAATGTTAATGATTTACTTTTAGACACTGAAACTATGTGTATTTGTGAGGGTGAACTTGACACAATTATTTTGTCAGGGATGTGTGGTATACCTGCTGTTGGTGTTGCTGGTGTAACACAGTGGAAGGACTGGTTTCCTATGATGCTTGAGGGATACAAAAGAGTTTTTATTTTTGCTGATAATGATGTTAAAGAAGATGGCCGTAACCCTGGGATGGAATTGGCTAAGAGGATTAAAGAAGATTTGAACAGTGCTGTTGTTGTTAACTTACCTGAGAACAAGGATGTTAATGATGTGTTTTTGCGTGAGGGTGCTGATTGGTTTAAGGAGAAGATAGCGTGACAACAATACTTGGTATACAAAAACCAGACCACTGTTTACTGATAGCAGATTCACGTGTAACAGATGACAGTGGCAGAACATATTCACACCAAGCAATGACCAAGATAACCAAACGTGGCAAATACTTAATAGCTGGTGCTGGAACAACACAACCTTGTGACATCATCCAACACATATGGAAACCACCAACACCAACACCAAACTCATACAAAGATTTGTACCATTTTATGATCGCAGAAGTTGCAACATCAATGAGACTTGCATTAGCAATGAACGGGTACACACCTGACAAAGAAAACGATGAACCAGATTTTATATTCCTAATCGCATTAGGAGGAACCATCTTTGAGCTGGATGATTCCTTATCGGTACTGATGCGAGATGACGGTATCTATGGCATTGGCTCCGGTTCTCCTTATGCCATAGGTGCTTTACAAGCAGGTGCAACTTGGAAACAATCAATGCAAATAGCTGCAAAAAATAATGTGTTCACAGCACCACCATTCATAACACACAAGCAGAC